CATCGGAAGAGTTAGTCAAGTCTGGACTAGTGGATCCTGTGAAAGTGTTTGTTAAAGACGAACCGCACAAGTTAAGCAAAATCCAGGAGGGGCGTCTCCGGATTATATCATCCGTTAGTTTGGTCGATCAGATAATCGAGAGACTGTTGCACAGGATCCAGAACAAGGTTGAAATAGAAAGGTGGAACAGTTGTCCGTCTAAACCAGGCTTAGGTCTGCATGACGATGGACTGTTGGATCTCACTGCTAACATGGAAGCTTTGCTGGAGGTTAATGGCGCTATTGATTGTAGCGATGTGTCTGCTTGGGATTGGACTGTGCAAGGATGGGAGCTTGAGCTCGACATGGAGATTAGGATTCGTTTGGCTAGGGCAGAACCCGGTTCAGCTTATCAGAAACTTTGTCGAGTTAACGGATTGTGTGTTAGCAAGACCGTGTTCGTCGACCCAGAGGGTGATATGTGGGGTCAAGTTAATTCTGGAATCCAATTGTCCGGGCGTTATTGTACTAGTTCGTCGAATTCGAGGATGAGGGTGATGGCAACATTACTGTCTCGTTTGAGGCTTACTGGGAAGTGCACTGTGACGAAGGGGGAAAAGGAGATTCTTGGCATCATGTCCATGGGAGATGATTCGGTTGAAGTTACCGTCCCTGGTTTGAAGGAGGAGATCAACAAAATTGGACATATTTGTAAACAGAGCACGACTTTTACGCAAGTGAGGGGAGTTGATTTCTGTTCTCATGTGTTCGATGGCGTTGGTAATGCTTACCCAAGCGCTCCTTCAAAGACTGTGTATAGGTTCTTGTCACACAAGGCCTCCACCGCAACATATGACGAGTTGTGGGTTCAATTGGCGTGGTTCTTACGCCACCTGGGTGGAGCAGAAAAGGAGCTGATTGTCATGTTGGGAAACGCTCGAGTTGAACGGGCAAAAGAAAATGGCGAAATCGGCAGCAATGAAAAGGCGTGCAAGACAGCGACGAGCGGTCCAGGCGCAGCCGTCGATCATTTCTCGCAATCCAACACAAGGCCCTGCGCAAGTCAGAACGGTTCAGGTTACTAGTGATTATCACGTCCTCCTCTCAGAGGGGCATGCGTTGAAGGATCATTGGATTATACCTAGCTCGTTGTGGCCAGCGCTCAAAGTGGCTTGTTCCGGGTGTGTCTCTTATAGGATTAGGTCGGCCAGAATTGTTTGGACTCCTGTGGATCAAGATTTGCATGGTAGTGTAGGGATCTTAGTTACTCACACAGCAGCGTCGTGGAAACCTGCGGACAGCTTTCATGATTTAAAGACTCGTGGTGGGATTATCAAGCCGATGAAATCGGCTGGATGGTCTTCAAATACCATGGATCCGGATCAGGAATGGTATGATCCTGCGGTGGCTGCGGCTAAGGTGTGGGTACTTTGCGTGCCAAAATTACCTTCAGCTGGAACTCCAGCTACAAGTACCAAGGAGTTTGGAATGATAACTGGTCATTTTACTGTCCAGTTGAGAGGTTACAAGGAATAGGTTTGGATCAGCAAACCAAGGAGTAGTTTGGCAGTTTTAATGTAGTAAAACTGTCGAAAAGGGTTCAATTACAACCACACTTGCGAGAGTGTAAAGCAATTGGCTTCGGCTGGTTGGGGGAAAATGTTGTAGGTAAAGGCTACCCATAATTGATGAAAGACTGGCGTGATTCTTTAGAGTTGAGTACTACTTGTTTCTGATAAGTGGCTCTTTTCTGACGACCTTTAGGGTTATTTGCGAGACAGTTGTTGCTTGAGAGAGTGATGATAGTTTCAATCTGTACTACTTCTGTGTTGTTGGTTAATGATAAAGCGGTTTGGTGC